TATGTCTGCAACAGACGACAGTGGAAGTGTGAGCACATGGAAAGTGTCTCTATTAAAATCTCCTACAACAGTTAAAGCAGACAAGATAGCTGCTATTGGTTCATCAACAGGTGCGGGTTATGGAGCAACGGGGTACGGTAACGGCAAAACAAATGATAGTGCTTTTTTAGGTAGGTTAAAAAACTTCTTTAAGGCTCAAGGAATAGCAGATACGATCTATAATTATTGCGAAACAAGCACATACATATATCAAGGCATGCCTACTGGTTATATATCACCTATTAACGATGCTGCTCACACGATAAATACAGCGAAGAATCTAACTGTTGCCATGAATAAGGTGGGTACAGGTGGATTGATTTATGTTTTATATCCTTCAAATGGGTTTGATGAAACTACAGCTTTAACACAGACATTGAATTGTATGCGTATAATGCGAGATACTGCAAATGCAAGGGGCATTACTCTTGTTTTTGGTACTACTCAGGCTAGAGAAGGATTTGATTTACTATCCAAGAAAAGATTAAAGGATGCTTACGACAGTATTCTAGTTCAGTTTCCAAATAATTCTGTAGACCACTATTGGGGATTTGTTAATGAGCCACGCGGCATTGAAACCATGTTTGCATATAACCGAAGAAGAGATGATTTAAAATATGCTGTTGGCACCGATAGCGTCCATTATAATGATGCAGGCCATGCCCAATTCGCAAAGCAACACATCGCTTTTAATGGTTCCTCATTAATGCAAACAGGTGCAACAGTTACAGCACCGACATCACCTACAACAACCATTACCGGACTATCAACAGGTACTTATTATTTTGTTGCAGCCGCTCAGGATAATGACAGGCTATGGAGTTATAATGTGATTACGGTTACATCGACTGCGCCAGTTCCATCGAGTAGCCCATTTAAGAAAGTGAAATCGAGGAAGTTTAAATTGATATAGGATGACATGAATTATCAAAGATTGATAGAGGGGTTAAAGCGATTAAAAGTAATTCGGAAGACGCCTTCGGCCGATGATATTATACAGGATGCGCTTTATATGTTTTTGACTAAATATCCTGACGTGAAGAATGAAGATGATGCAACAAAAATTTGTGCGGTTCTAGTGAAAAACAAGTCGATAGACCAATGGCGAAAAGACGAAGTAAGACGGCGATATGAAGAAAGTGCGACAAGTCTTAAAAGTTCAGTAGGAAATGACGGTTTGCAAAAGTTGTTTTGCGCTGATTTGATAAATAGTGTACAGATACTAAACAACAAAAGAAAGGTTTACATGCAGTTAAGAATAATGGGTTACAGTAACTCAGAGATAGCCGAGTTGATAAATATAAACCGCAAATATGTAAACTGGGGTTTGTTTGATTCAAGAAGGAAATTAAGAACTTATGATAAAAATTAAGCGATCAACAGACAAGCAGTGGTACTTCGTGGTAACAGCTAAGAATGGTAAAGTGTTAGTTACATCTGAGACGTACAAATCAAAGAGGAATTTAGAAAAAGGAATTGCAAGTCTAAAGAAAGTAATGGCATGACGGAACGCCAATACAATAGAGCATACCAAAAGCGACTACTCAGAAATAGTAGCGAGTGGGTAGAACCATTTAGAAATGTTATTGCGGCTCAATATAAGGCGGTTGCTAAGGATTTAAGCGCATCTACTGACATTGCAGCCATCGTTAGCCCTTTGCCGTATTTAAAGCTCTACTACAGGCTTTATTTGAACATAGGGATGAAAGAGGCTATGCTTCGTTTTAACCAATATGTAAAGCAAAAGAAGAATGGTGAAGAGATATTATACGAGTGGGGGAACTTTCTAAGAAACCATGTAGAAACACAATTAGGCAACCGGGTAACGAAGGTTGCAGAAACTACACGCAAGCACATACAGGAAGTTATTGAGCAAGGGCTGAAAGATGGCGAAGGTTACGACAAGATAGCGAGACAACTCAGAAAGATTGCAGGGGATGAAAGTTTAAAAGGAAGAATCAATCCACGAGCAAGAGCGTTGCTGATTGCACGTACCGAAGGTGTAAATGCCTCAAATTTAGGAGCAATGCAAGCGGCAAAGGCAAGCGGCTTACTTATGGAGAAATCTTGGCTACATGGCTATAATGCACGAAGAAAAAATAGAACGGCTCATATACTCTTAGGTAGAGAGAAAGGTATTCCGATGGATAGACCTTTTATGGTTAACGGTAAATTGATGCAATACCCTGGTGATCCGGCAGGAGGTGCTGAAGAGTGTTGCAATTGCAAGTGTACGGTTACATTCAAACCAGTTCGTGATCCTTTAGGCAATAGCATGAGTTTGGTATTCGATGAGAGGGAAAGCATGACGAGTAGACTTTTGCGAATAGCTGTTACTTCAACAATACTTACACAGGTATTTGAGAGTTTATTTGGAGAAGAGGTATCTTTATAGCAATGTATTTGCCAGTACTGATAAAGTTCGATAAACCTTCCATACAGTTAGGAAAGAAAAGCCTTGTTATGGCTTTGCCCGATGACGGAGTTTTACTTGATCATGTTTGGAGATATATGGCAAGACCTCATGTGCAGGAATGGTTTAAGGGATGCCGGGTTATTTGGATCGAGGGGATAGGGGAAGTTGAAATGTTGATTGAAGATTTTGTATAAAAATATTGATAATGATATTGCACTACAGTTTCACATTTACCAATAAAATGTTTGAAGATAACACCGATTACATTTTAGATACTATCAACGATGTGAGGAGAAGAGCGAGAAAGGTTAATAAGGGGTTTAAACTCTTTAAGGACAAGGTAGAGGTTGGGTATAATAAAAATGATTTTATGCTGAATCAGAAAACAGCTACTATTTCATTTACTGCTTACAAGGCTCCACGAATTGCTTTTAGATAACCAATATAAAGTCCAATGAGAAAATATAAATTATATAGAAAACTTTGTGGTGGAATATGGATTAAGATGCAAGACAAAGAAACAGGTTATACTTGGTGGACTAATCACAATGTATATGATAAGGGTTGTGCAATCATTTTAGCGAAAGAGGAATATTAGCCAAAATCTAATAAATAATAAATATTTTTGAATATTATCTAAAGAATACTTACTTTTATTGCATTATTACGTTACAGAAAAAATACTCTTCACATGAAACGTAAGTGAATTTAATCTACAAGGGGCAAGGTGCTAAACTTGAAAATGTTGATACAAAAGAAGGTATCATTCAAGTATACGTATCAGCTTTCAACTCTAAAGACTCCGATGGTGATATTATCGTACCCGGAGCATACACAAAGACTTTATCTGAATGGGGGCCGCAAGCTAAGAATCGTGTTTGGTTTTTAAAGAACCATGATACATCTAAAGAAATAGCTAAACCATTCGAAATTAAGCAAGACAATTACGGTCTATTATTCTCAGTTAAGCTACCTCAAACAACAATGGGAAAAGATATGCTTGCGCTTTATAGTGAAGGGCATATTACAGAGCATTCAGTAGGCTTCATTGCTGTTATGCAACAAAAAAGAACCGACTACAATGAGATCAATGAGATAAAACTGTATGAAGGTTCGGCTGTATTGTGGGGTGCTAATGAAAACACACCTACAGTATTAGTAAAGTCCCTATTAGGTTCCACTCCACTTGAAAACATCGATGATGAAATATCCAAAACATTCAAATCTATTAGGAACTGGAAAGGTTCTGAGGAAGGTTTTGAACTATTGGAGCTAAAGGCAGAGCAGCTATTTGCACTTAAAGGAAATAAGCCGGGTGAACCACTTATTCAAACCGTTGAGCCGCTGGACTTAAAAGCAGCAAGTGAAGCCTTAGCAGTTATAGAAACCCAATTTATTAACTCAAAATTTAATGGAACTTATAGATCAAATTAAAAGTGTTGGTGAAAATGTAAACACCATCCTTAAAGGTCAAGGCGAAGCAAAAGTAAAAGCTGATGAACTTGACATTAAAGCTGCGAAGGCTATAGAAATGGCTGAAAAAGCAGAAGGGGAAATCTCTGAAATAAAGGAGGAGGTAAGACTTATTAAACTTGATAGCGCAAAAATCAGCAAAGGATCTGATGAGCCGTTTTCTATGAAGATGTTTGATAATGCAGTAGCAAAAGCTATTGAAAAGCAGGCTGATGAAATTGCTCACGCAATCAATACTAAAGGTGCTGTTAAACTCGACCTTAAAGCTGCTACAACAATATCAACAGCAAACTTTGGTGCAGGTGTTTTACAAGGCATGAGGTTAGCAGGCGTTGACCCGCTTGATAGAAATCCGCAAACAGTGTTAAGCGAGATCACTGTAATGTATGGCGGCCCCGGTTCCGATCCATTCTCATGGGTTGAGAAAGTAGTAAAAGAAGGTGGAGCAGCTTCGGTAGCAGAAAGCGCATTAAAGCCTTTCTATGACTGGACTTATGTAGAGAACAAAGCTACAGCAGAAATGATTGCTGCTATTGTACCAGTAACAAAGCAGGCTTTACTACGTGCGCCAATGCTAAGAGGTCACATTAACGAAGAACTAATTGCAGAGGTAAGAGAGGAACTTCAAAGACAGGTAATTGTAGGTACGGGTACTTCGCCCGATCTTAAATCACTTACTTACTATGCTACTGCTTTTGCGGCGGGAACGCTTGCCGGGAAAGTAGATTACGCAAACAACTTCGATGCAATCAGAGCCATTGCAGCTCAGGTATTTTTAGCTAAAGGTGTTGCTAATGTAATCTTTGTTAACCCTGCCTTGCTTGCTTCGATGGATTTAGTTAAGGACACAAACGGCGGTTATGTAATACCTCCTTTTGCAACTGCAAGCGGTACTGTTATCGGTGGTGTTAGAGTTGTTGCCGCTTACGATTTAGCCGCTGATGCATTTATTGGCGGTGATGTAAGAAGGTACATGCTAAACATTGTTGAAGACTTGAACATTGAGGTTGGTTGGATTAACGACCAATTCCAAAGAAATCAGTTATCAATCAGAGGTGAAGTTTTCGCAGCCGGTGGTATGAAAGCACAACATCAAAACAAGTTGATAAAAGGTACGTTCACGGCGGTTAGAGCTGCTTTGGAAACGGCTTAATTAATAATTCTATTTAAAACCATAAGGGCAAGCCCCGTAAGACTTGCCCTTTATTTTAAAACTATGGCAAAGATAACTTTCACAAAAACCTTTACTGACAAGATCACTAAAGAACTAAGAGAAGCAGGAGAAACGGCCGATGTTGACCAGGCAAGGGCTGAACATTTAGTTAACAGGAAGTACGCAACCTTTGCTACTGCGGCAAAAGAGCAAAAGACCACAGTTGCAACCAAGGAAGAAAAGACAACAAAGAAAACTAAGTGATTAATTGCTTCGAAAGAAACTGTTTAACGGGTAGGTATGGCTACAGCGACTATGTCACAAAAGGCATGGATGCTGAGGTTGTAGGCGACTTGGAAGAAGAGCCGGTAGACCTTCCAACAATTAAGGCTCATCTAAGGTTAGATGCTGATGATACCACAGAAGACACTTGGCTAACAGATACCATAAGTGAGGCTCGTATGATATGCGAAGGTTATTCGGGATTATCGTTTGGAGCTAAAACAATTGTGCTTACTTATGATGAGTATGCAGAAGGTTTTTTAAAATTACCATTCGGGCCGGTAGATGCAATAACAACAGTTGAGATAGATCAGGAAGAGGCGGTTTTGGATAGTGATTATACATTAGCCGGGACAAAGATAAAGTTGTACGGGAGTGATAGAAATTTAGCTATTACCTACACAACCAAAGCTACAGAAGATCAGAGTTATGCTCCTTTATACAGGTCAGCAATAAAGGCTCAGGTAGCGTTCATGTATGCTCATAGGGGCGATGAAATAGTTAGTCATATATGTGATGCAGCGCAAACTATATTAACGCCTATTAAGGTTTTAAATGTCTTTTAGAAACTCTATAATATTTGACCGGGGGAGTAAGATAAAGTTAGACACAAGCGGAGAGATAACACTTGAAGTTCAAAGAATAAAAAAGATAGGAAAATACACTTGCCCGTTGCAGACTAAAGACATAACAAAGACGGATGAGTGGGAGTATAAAGATTACAAGTTAACAGTAGACGACCCTGGCAGATACCTGATAGAATATGAGTAAGGCAATAGGACAAATGAACAGGCTGGTAAATATTGAGAGCCTTGCTTTAACTGATGATGGTCATGGCGGTAAGACTGAAGGTGCAGAAAGTACAAAGCGTACATTCTGGGCTAACAAAAAAGAAAAGAATAGCAATGTTGTTTTAGATAGTGGTCAGGTTGTAAATACAAAGACTTACATCTACACAGCACGAAATAGAAAGTCGCTTGTTCTAAAGGTAGGCGACACATTAATAGATGGAAATTCAGAGCATACTATCACTGGTTTTGTTCTTACAGATAACGATACGTTCATTGAAATAACAACAGAATTGAAGAATGGCTAAGGGCTTAACAATGGAGGTAATCGGGTATAAGGGAGCAATCCTTAACCTTAAAACCTTTGGAGCTAAGAAGACTAAGCAAGTATCAAATGCTGTTAAAGCATGCGTTTTTGATATAGTGGAAGAGGCACAGCAAAAAGCACCAGTGGATTTAGCTTATTTGAGGCAAAACATTAGAGTAGGAAC